AGCTAAACTTGAAGATCAGGTTGCTGATACTGCTGAAGAGATCAAAGAAGAACAAGTTGAAGAGGAAGCTGTTAAACCTGCTGCTGAAACTCCAAATCCAGACAATGCTAAAAACAATGTTCAGGATGAAAAAGAAGCAGAAGGTGGCACTTCTAAGAAAGAAAACGCAGCTACTAAAGGTGCAGTTGCAGCAGAACCAAGTCATCTAAAAGGTGTCAAGGAAGATGTTGATGCACTTCTAAATGGCGAAGATCTTTCAGAAGAATTTAAACAAAAGGCAACTACTATTTTTGAAGCAGCTGTTATGACTCGTGTCAAAGCTGAAGTTGCTCGTTTGGAAGAAGAATTCGAAAGCAAACTTGCTGAGCAAGTTGCAAAGAATATAGAGGGACTTGTTGAGCAGGTTGATGGATACCTCGGCTACGTAGCCGAGCAGTGGATGACACAGAATGAAATTGCCCTTGAGCGTGGTATGAAGTCTGAAATTCTTGAGAGTTTCGTAGCTGGTATGAAAGATCTATTTGAAGAGCATTATATTGACGTTCCAGAAGAGCGTTATGATGTGCTTGGAGAAATGGAATCTAAAATCGAAGAATTAGAAGCAAAACTCAATGAGCAAGTTGCTAATAATATCGAGATGTCTAAAACAATCGCTGAGCAAAAGCGTTCAGAAATTGTTAAAACAGTTAGCGAAGGTTTGACTGATACAGAAACTGAAAAGTTTAATGCATTAGTTGAAGAGTTAACATACGAAGACGCAGAATCTTTTGAGACTAAAGTGAAGACTATCCGTGAAAATTATTTCACAAATAAATCAACCGCAGAAGTTAAATCTGTTGTTACTGACACTCCAGTTGAGCAATTAACTGAAGAGAAGAAAGAGCAAATCGATCCTCAGATGTCAGCATATTTAACAGCACTTAACAAACTTAAATAAAAGGAAAAAGAAAATGACAACTCGTCAAGATCTAGTTAAAAAATGGGCACCAATCCTCGAGCATGAGGGTGCTGCTCCAATCAAGGACACTTATCGTAAAGAAGTGACTGCAGTTCTCTTGGAAAACCAAGAGCGTGAAATGCAAAAACAGCGTGAAGCACTTTTCGAAGCTGCTCCAGCAAACGCTGTTGGTTCTTATGCTGACACTGGTGGTTTCGCTAAGTTCGATCCAGTTCTTATCAGCTTAGTCCGTCGTGCAATGCCACAACTCATTGCTTATGATGTTGCTGGTGTTCAGCCAATGACACAGCCAACTGGTTTAATCTTCGCAATGAAGTCTCGTTACACTTCACAAGGTGGTACTGAGGCTCTCTTTAACGAAGCTGATACTGACTTCTCTGGTACTGGCACTCACAGTGGCGTTTATGACTTCGGTGGTTCTGAGACTACTGGTGCTGGTCTAGCAACTTCCGCAGCTGAGCGTCTTGGTCAAGGTGGTTCTGGTGATGGTTCTTTCAATCAGATGGCATTTAGCATCGAAAAGACTTCCGTTACTGCTAAGACTCGTGCTCTAAAAGCTGAGTACTCAATCGAATTAGCACAAGATATGAAATCTGTTCATGGTCTTGATGCTGAAGGCGAACTAAGCAATATTCTCTCAACTGAGATTCTTGCTGAGATCAATCGTGAAGTTATCCGCACAATCTACAAGACTGCTAAGCCAGGTGCTGCAGTTGGTACTACTGCTGCTGGTACTTTCGACTTAGATACTGATTCTAATGGTCGTTGGTCTGTTGAGAAGTTTAAGGGTCTAATGTTCCAAATCGAGCGTGAAGCAAATGCGATTGGTCAGCAGACTCGTCGTGGTCGTGGTAACTTCATCATCACTTCTGCAGACGTTGCTTCTGCATTAGCGATGGCTGGCGTTCTTGACTACACTCCTGCTCTCCAGGGTAACAGCAGCTTGAACATTGATGACACAAGCACTACTTTTGCTGGTGTTCTAAATGGCAAGTACAAAGTTTATGTTGATCCATATACTGCAAACGTATCTGCAACACAATTCTTCGTAGTTGGTTACAAAGGTAGTTCTGCATTTGATGCTGGCTTGTTCTACTGCCCATACGTTCCTCTACAAATGGTTCGTGCAGTTGATCCAAACAGCTTCCAGCCAAAGATTGGCTTCAAGACTCGTTACGGTCTAGTTGCTAACCCATTCGTCAATCTTGACGATGGCACAGCTGGTCAGGACAACCTAACTGCTGATGTAAACTACTACTATCGTCGTGTTAAAGTTACTAACCTAATGTAATTATTAGGTTGGTTTCAATAAGAAACTGACGATAAGAAGCAGTGTTTTGGGGGAGATGAAAATCTCCCCCATTTTATTTTGAATAAATAATCTTATGGCTAATATACTTTCATGTCCCATTCCATCTAACATTAATCCATTATCACCTAATGGATTCCTGTTTAACATTTTAAAATTACCTAATCTGTCATTCTTTTGTCAGAGCGTTAATCTTCCAGGTATTACACTTGGTGCACCAGAGTTTGGTAATCCATTTAATGTTGCTCCAATTCCAGGTGAGACATTAACATATGATCAACTATCTGTTCAATTTTTAGTTGATGAACAAATGGCTAATTATCAATCCATATATAACTGGATCGTTGCTCTTGGTTTTCCAGAATCATATCAACAGTATGTAACATTTGTATCAAACGATACAAATAATTATAGTGAACTAGCAAAAAATTATTCTGATGGAACATTACAAATACTAGGTGCTGATAATCTAACAGTTAAAATTGTGCAATTTTATGATATGTTTCCTGTGTCTTTAGATTCATTACAATTCGCAGGAACTAATAATGATGTTCAATATCTAATTGGAAACGCAACTTTTCGTTACGGTTACTACAAGTTCTTGTAAGACAAATTTGATTTTTTGTAATAGATGGGGTATACTTACCCCATAACATTTTTGAGGTTATTATGAATATAGAACAATTGCAAGAAATGTGGGACAAAGACTGTGAAATTGATGATAATTATCTCGGTGAAAATTCCACAACAACACCTAAGCTACATGCCAAGTATGTAAAAATACTTGTTCAAATTAAACTCAAGCATACAAAACTCCAATCTGATTATTTGCTTCTTCGTAAAAATAAATTTCGTTTATATCGTGGTGAACTATCTCGTGATGAATTAAAAGATCTTGGATGGGAACAGTGGCAAGGAATTAAACCACTGAAAAATGAAATGGACGAATTTTTAAGTGGTGATATAGATTTAGTGAATATTAAAATGAAGATTGATTATCTTGAAACAATGATTTATTTTCTTGAATCAGTTCTGCAACAGATTAAAGCAAGAGACTGGCAAATTAAAACCGCAGTTGAATGGAAGAAATTTTTAGCAGGAATGTAATGGTTACAATTGAAAAGTTAGATGATGTTTATATTCGTATCTTTAGTGATCCTAGCATTGAGCAAGAGCTAGCTGATTTTTTTACATATGAATATCCAGGAGCAAGATTTACACCACAATATCGTGCAAGATTGTGGGATGGTAAAGTTCGTTTATATGATCAAGTAAGAAAAACATTATACATTGGTCTAATTCAATATGTTGAACAATTCTGTGAACGTAATGATTACTTACTTACATGGAAAACGGATTTTCAACCAAACAATAATATCACACACGAACAAATTGAAAAATATGTTCTTGATCTAGATCTTCCAAGTAAAATCGAAACTCGTGATTATCAGATTGATGCTATACAAAAAGCAATTAATGACGAACGAACATTACTACTTTCTCCAACTGGTTCTGGTAAATCTTTTATTATTTACTCTGTAATGCGTTGGCATGTACAACAGGGTCGGAAATGTGTTCTTATCGTACCAACAACTTCTCTAGTTGAGCAGATGTATTCTGATTTTGAAGATTATTCTTCTGTTAATACTTGGTCGGTTAAAAATCACTGTCAAAAATTATATGCTGGATTCCCAAAAGAATTCACTAAAGATGTTTTAATTACTACATGGCAATCTATCTACTTACAACCACGTGCTTGGTTTAAACAGTTTCAAGTTATTTTTGGAGATGAAGCACATCAGTTTAAGGCTAAATCTTTAACTACTGTTATGGAAAAGATGGATAGCATTCGTTATCGAATTGGAACTACAGGCACACTTGATAATAAAAAAGTACATCGTTTAGTTTTAGAGGGTATTTTTGGTCCAGTGCACAAAGTGACAACAACGAAAACCCTGATGGACTCTGGAAGATTGTCTAACCTAAATATAATGTGTATCATTCTCAAGTACACGGAAGAGATACGCAAGGAACGTAAGAACAATACATATCAAGAGGAAATCGACTGGATCGTTAGTTGCGAAAAACGTAATAAATTTATCCGCAACCTTGCAGTCAAATCATCAGGCAATACACTTGTTCTGTTCCAGTTTGTAGAGAAACACGGTAAAATTCTCTACGATATGATTAAAGAAAAGGCACATGATACCAGAAAAATTTTCTTTGTGTACGGAGGAACAGAAACTTCTGATCGTGAGTCAATTAGACATATCACAGAGGGAGAAGAAGATGCTATCATCATTGCTTCTTTCGGGACATTCTCAACGGGTATCAATATACCTTCGATACAGAATGTTATTTTCGCAAGCCCTTCAAAAAGTAAAATCCGTAATTTACAAAGTATTGGGCGTGGATTAAGATTAAAAGATGGCAAAACACATTGCAATCTTTTTGATATTGCCGATGATTTACATTGGAAATCTTGGAAAAATCATACATTAAATCATGCTGCCGAGCGTTACAAAATTTATGCAGAAGAAGAATTTAAAACAAAAATCGTAGAGGTGGATTTATGTTAGATGGCTCAGAATTTTTTGTAGTACTAAAACTCTGTTCAGGTGAACAACTAATGGCTGTCTTAAGACAAGAAGATGAAGATAGGATCTTGTTAGAAACACCTATGGTTATGCGAACAATACCAGTGTTACATACTGGTAAGGAGCATATTACTGCACATCCATTCTGTCAATTTTCTGATGATAAGATGTTTGTTATTCTTAAAAAAGATGTCATGTT